AACCAGTGACCGTTTTTTGTACTGTACAACATTATCCGTCAAACGTGAACCCTATCCATGCATACGTGTAATGTGCAGCGTCGTTGCTGGCGCGGCTGGTGAAAACGCTGTCGCCGCCTGAGCATCTAGGAAGCCAGAGGTGCTATCCACGGCCCACATGACTTGCAACTCGTCACCCACAGACACGTCAAACTTTGCGGATCGAGACACGACAAGCGTGGACCCGTTTTGGTGTAGTGAGTTTATCATCGTGTTGTTGGGCGCGTCTGTGCCGTTTAAGCGGGGCCAGAAGTAAAACTTCACCGTGCTCGACGACGTAGAGCTAATCTGCGCCGAGAACATCAACAGGTACTCGCCAGCCTCGCTGAATACGATTTTGCTATTATCCACTGCATCTCGGTCAATGCCTACGTTTCCGCTTGGCGCGTCGTACGTTATTGCGTACGCCGTATTCGTTGCGGCGGCGGTGACATCTGTGTTACGATAAAAGGAGGCGTGCCCGTCTTCTAAGATGACCTGCACAAACGCTCCGTCCTTCGAAACGACGGGATACTTGTTCTCACGATCCCACAAAATAACGCCGTCCTCAGACGGGTTGTCGACGTCAGTCTTAAAGCCTAACTTGGCCAAGTTTACCTGCAGGAACTGCGTAAGCTGACGGCCCCACTGCGTCAAGTCTGGGCCAATGGGAGGGAGTATCGGGCTGGGCACTACCTACGCCCTCCAGCCGTAACGTCCACGCGCATGTCGCCGACCTTCCAGTCAGTTGGCACTGTCCCCTCGACCTTCATGCGCATCTGTCGGCCAGTGAAGCGCACTGACGTTGGGTTGCTCGGCGTGAATGGGCCGTGTGTCGTCTCAGTGCCATTCGGGTAAAAGCGCGTCTTGAACGTGACGTCAACGTCACCCTGAGTGCGCTCGTCTGGGATGAGCTTGGTCACTCTGGCAATCTGATCTCCGCCAGCGAGGCTCAGCGGACCTGTCTCGGCAAATGCCGCCACGCCGTCAAAGTTAAACCCGACCTCGTGGTCATAAATATCGCTGTCCGCGTTGTGGCCCGCCATAAATGGATAACGAAATACGCCGCGCTGAATGCCTGACGTGCGAGACAAGTCGCCAATGAGCCAGTGGTTTTCTTTGTAGTCGTATGCGACGTAGCGATCGATCTCAGTGCTGCTCGATGAGCAGTAGAACCACCAAATCTCGCCATACTGGCCGTTGGCAAACGACCACACTTTCGATTGCTGCGCCACGTTGAAGTCGCCAAACACGTAGTCATGCACGTCGCACGGTATCTCTGAGACAGAGTTGCCGTCGAAGCGGAAGAACCCGCGCTGCCCCATCCAGAACACGCCGATGTCAACATCTGACGCCGCCTTGCGGGATATGCCGCCGCACGAAGTGCCGACACGAGAAAACGAATAAATGTAGGGAGGTCCAGAGTATCGCGCGGAAAACGCGTCTGTGTCGGTGATGATCAGCGTCTGGCCGCGCGTCCGAATGCCCTGCATGATCTGGCCATTCGTCTGCAGCTCCTGCGATCCAGCTTGGTTCGTTGTCGACGGCGTCCACACGGTATTGTTTTCAAAGTCGCACCACTGCACGAGGCGGCTGTTTCCACCCGCGCCGAGCGCGAAGATAAAACGCTCTTCCGTCACAACGAGGCCAAGGTTATCGATTGGCGCATTCGCGATTGGCGCCGCGTTGTTTGACGTATTAAGTTGCCACTCAAGGAGGCGCCCGTCATCGTAGTGGCACCCAACGAGGTACTCGCCCCAGTTGTCTAGCGACCATGTCGTCGCCTCGAGCAAAACGCTGTTGTCGTTAGACTGTATCGGCTGGCCATAGTAACCAACGCCATAAGTGCCGCCACCGAAGCCTGTGTTCGCAGCGGCATCCTCGCGGCCAGCGGCTAAGTCTGTTGGAGTAATGTCTGTGAGTGTGCCCGATCCAGTCATCACGTTTAACTGGTCATGCGACCCGCCTGCGAGCCATGCGTTCCCATTGATCGCCTCCCAAGCGTGCATGCCGCGCACGGGGTTCGTCGCAAAAGATGTCTTGCGCTCACGCCATCCACCGATTGGACGCAATGAGTTGTCACGCCAGCGAACGAGTGATCCGTCGCGCCACCTATTTGACTGCTCGATGTCCGTGCCGTTGCGGTAAAAGCCTGCGGGTATGTTGAGCGGTATTAGTGTCATGCCACCGATCCGTAAACTGTGCCGTTGTTCGTATATGTCGCTATAGCTGTGCCAGAGATAGCCGCGCCGCCAGTTCCGCCGCCCTTCTGATTTCCGCTGGCTGTGCCACCGCCGTTCGCGCCCCAGCCTCCGCCGCCGCCAGTTGTACTATAGTCCGCAGTGAAGAAGTAGTTGTTCCCAGCGTTGCCAGCCGAGCCGCCATCACCGCCCTTCATGTTACTACCACCAGAGCTACACAAGCCGCCTAAGCCACCCGTTCCAGCGAATATACGTCCGCCGCCAGCTCCGCCGCCACCGCCGCCTCCGAACCAAGATGTCTGGTCGGCACCGCCGCCACCTGCTCCGCCGCCTGCGGCTACTCTTGTGGTGTCTTTACCTGTGGACCCGTCTGAACCTGCGTTCCCAATAGAACCACCTGCACCGCCTGCGCGTGTGCCTAAGTAGTAACCGTTTCCGCCGTTACCGCCTCCAGCACCGCCTCCGCCGCCACCGTACGTACCGCCAGCTCCGCCGCCACCGCCGCCTCCGATAAATGCGCCAGATGCGTTTGTGAAGGTGACGCCCGTTGCACTGTTCGCAATAGCGGGACCGCCGTTAGAGCCATTTGCGCCGACATTGCCGCCCGCGCCGCCCTTGCCCATGATGTAGCCGTTGTTGGTGATTGTGACTAAGCCATTGAGGCTGCTTGGTATGATGAGAGCGCCAGTGGACGTACTGTCTGACCAGATGTAAACGCCTGACGCGATTGTCACGACCAATGGAGATGCGCCATCCCAGCCTTGCGCAGTTGCATACGTGCTCAGGTTCATCTCCTGCTGGTTGCTAGAGATAGTGAATGCGAACTGCTTAACAGCGCCGTAAAAGTCATCAAGCTGAATTTGCCCAGACGTGGGGACGCCTGTGTTGTTGCTAGTGACATATGAGCCGTTGCGATAATACTCGGACAAGCTGATCGGGTTTGACCCGCCAAACTCATCTTGGATGTCAGATAGCGATATCGCGCCTGATGATTGTAACGCCATTAGATCGTCCCATAAGCTGTAACATTGCCAACGACTGTCAAATTCCCAGATGCATCAAGTTTCATTTTATTGGCGCCACTCGTTGCGAAGTACAGGACGCCTGCGCTTTCAGTGACAGTCCAGTTCCCGAGGTCAATCGTTGTCGCCTGAACTTGACCCGCTGACCCGTAAACAACCGCCTTACTGTTGACGACCGTATTAGACGCCGCGCCATCCAGTAAGTTGATTTCCGCCGCTGTGGACGTAACACCGTCTAGGATGTTTAGCTCCGCCGCTGTCGCGGTGACGTCTGTCCCGTTAATCGTAAGAGTGCTTAGGTCTGGCGCAAGTGTCCCCGACGTACCGTTCGCCGCGTCAACGATTGCGTCCAGCGCGGTGTTGATTGTCGTGCCCCAAGTGTCCTCTGAGCCGCCGACTGTTGGTTTTGTAATGCTAATCGCCATGGTTTATTCCTTTGTTAGCTGTACAATAGCACGCCGCGCTGGTTGCGTCCATTACTCCGCTGCAACCTCTTCGGCTTCCTCTGGCTCAGCTTCCAAGTCTGCTGCCAGTAGCTCAAGAGCCTTCTGCCGCCCCATGTGAAGCTGATCCAAGTTAAACTGTGCATTGCCCAGCTTGCGATCTAAGTCATTCACATGGTTCAGCAGTGTTGATTGCCGTGGGGTTAAGTCATCCAAGTTGTATTCTACGTTATTGACCGTGATGGTTTTCTTTTCGTCTTTCGCCATCTGTCTGTTCCTTATGAGTTTGCTGCAATAGCTGCATTAATCGCTGTCATATCTTCTGTAGTCCAGAAGTCTTTAGCCACCATCAGTTGTAGATGCTCTACGTTGCGTGACACAGTGTCAGCCCATTCAGCATCGTCCATGCCCTCTGGTTGCCCAGCGTTTAGCAAGTCAACAGAGTGACCCATTGCTGTGTAGTGTTGTGCGATTTCTTCCGCAGTTGGTGTATCAGTCATGTCTTTCTCCTTTTCTGAC